TGCAGACGAATCTACATAGTGTCGAACAACGGTTGGCCGCCGCTGAACGATGCAATGTCGACGAGTTTGCAGAAACCCCCGTCTTCCTTCCCATCCCTTTGGGAGTGGAGGAAGACGAGGCAGTTCTGCTCGCCGAGAGCGGGGTACCGACCGGTTTGTCCGGTGGTCCCGCCACGGTGGGTGGAAATGAGGAGACTGGAAGGGGAACTAAGTCTACGCGCAGGAAGGTGCAGTACCGTCTCCGGACCCTATTGGGTACCTGGGACGCTGCTGTCGCTGCCTGTGTAGGCGTTCCCCTCCAGTCCAAAGCAATCAAGCCTGGAGTGACGTTTTGGCACCGTCACGTTCGTGCTCGTCTCGCGACGATCGCCGAGAACAGGGGCATAGAGTACGCTATCGCGGATATGAAACTCCTCGCTAGCGCCAGCAGAGCAGCTTGGCTTTCGGGCCAAGCTCCCTCTCACTGGGCTCTGCGCACCTGCCCTCCCGATCTGCGACGGTCCCAGTCGGTCTGGGCTCAGCTTAGCATGCTAGGCCGAGCCCTCCCTTCTGGGTCGAACCGCCACGAAATCGATGCACTCGAATCTCATCAGAGAGTCTTGTGCAAAGAGTTCGTGACGGCTCCGGAGGACCTCGAGTCGTTGAGGTCCTTCGCGTCGTCATGGGCGAAGGCATACCTTCCTCGTCACCCTGATCCTACTTCAGTCGTCGGGCTCCTTTCGGGGAACTCGGCGACCTATGGTAAGACCAGGGCTGAGGGAGGGCTGACTTCGGACATGGGCGAGCTTCTCGAGCTTGCTGACCCCATCGATGTCGAGGTTCCTGAACACCTGCCACACCAGTGGCACGTGCTCTTATCGGAACTCCGGCTCGTTGGGGCCGCCTTCTCTGACGTTTGGCCACCTTATCCCAAAGGTAGGGTGGCTTGCATTCGTGAGCGAGGCCACAAGGTTCGCGTGGTGACTGCAATGCAGCGGCACGCGTTAGTCCTTGGGGACCTGGCTCGCAAACGGCTGGATATGGGGCTACGTAAGTGGCCTCTTACCCGGCACGTCCGTGAAGGAAAGCCTCGAGAGATTGGTTCCGAGTTCTGTGGTTCCACTGGTCATGTTTTGTCCTCCGACCTGAAGGCGGCTTCTGACCTCATACCCTTAGACGTTGCATCTGCAATCGTCGACGGGTTTGAGGCCTCGGGCCGCTTTCTACCGGCGGAACTCCATGGTCTCCGTCTTGGGACGGGGCCCATAGAGGTTACATGGCCTT